TAATCCAGAAGGAGGATTAGACCACTTATTAGATGCTGCAAGATATGTAGCACTAATGAAACTAACACAGAAAGCACAGAAGAAAGGTAGTTATGCTATCTCCATAGGTAAGAACAGAATATAATGAATGAACCAACACAAGTATGGACAGCAGAAGAGATTAGAGATTTAATCTTATTTGCACAAGAGTTGCAACAAACCAACGAAGATTTAAGAGCGGGTATTATAACGATGCAAGCTAAATTAGATAATGAAGAAGCAAAGGTTAGGAAACTAACTATGTATATTGCACATTTAACAAATGTAAACAATTAACAATTGTAAACTATGAAAAAAGAATTAGAACTAACATTACCAACATCATACGAAGATATAACTTTAAAGCAATGGTTGGAATTACAAAAGGAAATTAAAAACTACGAAGGAGATAACGAAGCAGTAACTGCGGTTATGTTGCAACACCTATGTGGTTTAGACCCCTTATATTTCAGAGGATTAAGTATGGAGGATTATACAATGATTAGAGAATCATTAAATTCGTTTATGACAAAGGTAGATTTACCTTTAAAAGAACACATCAAAATAGATGGTGTAGAGTATGGGTTTGAACCAAACTTATCTAAGATGTCTTATGGTGCTTATGCTGATATATCTAAATTTGAAAATATTGCAATAGATGATAATTGGGGAAAGATAATGAACATCTTATACAGACCTATTAAACATAAGAAAGGAGAGATGTATTCGATAAAACCATATGATGGAGATTTGAATTGGGAGAAGTTTTTAGATGTACCTATGGATGTACACTTTGGTGCTCTTTTTTTTTTGTTAAATTTACACACCGACTTAGTGAGTTCTATCCTGAACTCTTTGATGGAGGAGGAGCTTCATCCGACCATCAAGCCAATTTTGCAAAGAAGTGGTCTGCTTATTCAACAATCTTTGAACTCTCCAATGGAGACATCCTTAAATTTGACGAAGTTATTAAACAACCGTTAGAAAAATGTCTTTTGTATCTTTCATTCAGAGCTGATAGAATACAGTTAGAAGAACTCTTACATAAACAGGCAATGAAATCTATGCGTTAATAACCATTTTTCAGTTTAGGTATGTTATACATAGAAAAGGAATATTATGGCAAAGTGGTCTAATAGCAGAAGTGGTAATCTTAGGTATTCAGTAAACAGAGAGAACAACTCTGGTATATACCTAGGGCCAACACGTGGTTTATCTTCTCCTAAGAATAGTAGAAGAGCGTGTTTGTGTTTAGATTCTAACACATACGATGTTAGATGTTGTAATGGTGCTTTAATGGAGCAGGGTATTGGACAAATCGAATCACCTACTCCTGATAGAGGAGCATTCAATGATGGTTATTCTGATGGTTTTGAATAAAAAATAAAATATATAAAAAGATATGTCTCAAATATCAAAACAGGCTTTGGCCGTAGAGAATACTACAAGCTTCCCAAATAATAATACAGGATATATAACACCTGCTTTATTAAGAGATTTCAATACTGATATGATTGACTCAACAGTTAATCAATCTCAATACACATCTAATAGTGGTAGTTGGAATCAATCTATATCTGCGTTAAATACATTTACATCATCACAACAACCATCGTTTACTGCATTGAATGCTTTTACGGCATCTCAATTGAGTATAAACTCAGGTGTAAATACATTCACACAAAGTGCTAATACATCTATAAACACATTAGATGCAGAGGTAACAACATTACAAGCATTCACATCTTCTATAAATCAAATTATAGTTAATGGTGCAAGTATAGGAACATCTACAAGATTCTTCTTTAATGGATTAGTATCAGCTAGTATTGTTCCTAATGTAAATGGACCAATTGCTTCTATTACTATATTAACAGACCCGAGTTATGTAACTACTTCTTCATTCAATGCATATAGTGCATCTGTTGCAACATCTATTAATGGTATATCTTCTTCATTATATTCAGTTAGTGCATCACAAGCAATTTGGAATGCATCAGCAACTGCATCTATACAAGAATTATTAAACTTATCATCATCTTTAAGTGGTGGTTATGCAACACAAGGTGAATTGGATTATTCATCATCTGTATTACAAGCTAATATAGATACAAAGTTAAACACATCATCATTTAATCAATTCACCTCATCAACTATATTTGGATTAGGATTTGCAACTACGGGTTCAAATGTATTTGTAGGAGACCAATTTATAACAGGTACAGAAACGATAGCAGATACGACTGGTAATACGGTTGCTATACAATCATATAGTGGTTCGTTAGTATTGACAGGTAAAACGATAGCATCTGGTTCATCCACACTATCTAACTATACATCATCTGCTAACCAACTCAATTTAATTTTTAAGGCAAGTTCTACTACAAGTGATACTGTAATATCAGGTAGTAATAATATAATTGCAAATCCTAACGCAAATACGGCAGGATTCAGAAGATATTTAACAACTGGTAACATAGGATTAGTAGCAACTGGTTTACCACAGTTCTCTGCTTCTATGGGATTCTCTCCAACTTTGAGTGGTAACTATTTTGCAAACACCAATACGTTTGGAATGACAGTTAGAGGACCTGTTAGTTCATCTGCATATAGTATAACTAATAATGGTCTATTTGGTGGAACAATAAGTTTAGGAACTGCCGCTTCTACCAATTATGAAAGAGCAATAAACGGAACTACCATAACAAACAATATTGTAAATGGAACTGTAAATGTAACTGCATATAAAACTAATTTTATTAGTTCTTCTACAATGCTAATAGCTTCTAATAATATAGGTGGCACAGTATCGTTAAATGCAGATAGTTCATCTTTAACATTAGCAGTTAATACAATACAAAATGCCAATTTAACTGTAAATAATAGTTACTATAATGCATCCGCAACCGGTGGTGGTAATTCATTATCAATGCAACAAGGTAATGCTATATTTGGTAGTGCTACTTTATTATACGCATCTGGTTCTAATACAACTGCTGCAACCGGAAGACAGTTTAATGCAAACTTATTAGCGGGAACATTTAATTCAGCATCCCTAAATCTAAATGGTGATAATTCCAATATAGTTGCAACTGCAATCATTGGACATAATTTAGGTGTAACTGGTTCAGCAGCATTACAAACCGGTGCACCAATAAGAAGTAATACTTATGGTTCTGCATTCTTTGGTAGATTTAATGCACAAGATGGTAACAAAGCTAAAACTGCTGAAACAGTATTTGCAATTGGTACAGGAACAACAACTACACCTAAAACAGCTTTCTTAATTGATAGTGGTTCTAACACATTTGTAGAGGGAACTCTAAATGTTAGTGGTTCTTTAACTATTACGGGTTCTGTATATGGTAACGTATCCGCATCATCTATAACATCACAAACTGCAAGTATAGATTTAAGTGTAGCTAACTACTTTACTTTAACTCTATCAGGTACTACAAACATAAATGTAACAAACCCTAGACCTGGTGTAACTGCAACATTAGTAATTACAACAGGAGCATCTGTAACTGCATCGTTTAGTTCAAACGTAAAACAGGTATCAGGTTCTTCATACGTTCCATCTCCATCTGGTTCAACTGATATTATATCATTAACTTCGGTAGATTCAACTAATGTTTATTTAGTACCTGCTTATTCATTCGTATAATATGATACCACAATTTTTTGTAAAGAGTAGCGGGGAACAAATCAACTTTGCTAAATTTGCATATGTAAATGGAGCAAATCTAATATTTGATTGGGGGAATCCTGTATCATATCCTCCTGGTCAAGGAGCAGGTGGTATAACATCTAATGTATATAATAGTGGAGAGCCACAAGGGCAATTCCAAACAGGTGGTGGTGCAGCTGCTTCTATGTGGAGCACTTCATATGGTGGTAGTATAGGATTCAATGCATCAAATGGTTTGAATACTGTATTTAACTCTACATTTCCTACGGGAGCAATGTCTGTTGTTTCTGTTTATAAAGGAGGAGGAGAATTTCAAAATGGTGCATTAGTTGGATTACAAAACAATAACGGATTAAATTTAGTGCTTTCAACTGCGGGAGTTGTAACACCTACTATATGGTATGGAGCAAGTGGAAATACACAAGCAACTTTAAGTTGTAATGTAACATTGGTATCACAATATAATGGATGGAATGTGGTAACATTTACAACCAATGGTTTAAATTCACATACTATGTATCTAAATGATGGTAGTACAAACTCAACAGATACTAACACATATGATAGAGGATTGTTTTCTCCATCAACTGCAAACATTAGAATAGGTAAGAATGCTTTGAGTAACAATTATCTGAATGGAGTTATGATGGCATATATGGTATATCCATTTGTTTTATCACCAAAACAGATTAGACAGAACTGGTATGTATTCAAACAAAGACTAACTGTATCATAGACTATATAAAAAAAATAACTATTTTTAAAATTACCTCTGTTATATACAGAGTATAAACAAACAATTATGAATTCAAAGAAAGTACTTACTAAAATTTTACAACTTCTTTCAATACAATCAGAAGTTGAATTTACGGATGCTAGAACTGCTGACGGAACAATTTTACAATCTCCAACATTTGATTTGGGTGAAACCGTAGATGTTATATCAGAAGATGGAACTAAAACTCCTGCACCTGATGGAGAGCATGAAATTGCACTTAAAGATTCAGAGGGTAGAGAGGTAGTAATCAGAGTTGAAACTAAGGACGGTAAAATCGTTCAAAGAGAAAACGTAGAAGAAGCAAATCCTGCATTACCAAAAGAAGAAGAAATGGCAGAAGCAGATGCTGAAACAGTTGAAGTAAAACCAATACCACAAGCAGATAAGAAAGAAAAGGTAAATGAAGTACCTGATTCTGAGGGACAAGTTGAATCTGGAACTTTAAAATTAGAAGAAGAAACAGAAACTGCTGAGCCAATTCCTGCTGATACAGATTCAGAAGAGAAACCTGAAATCGAAATCGAATTAGGTAAGAAGATTGAAGATATGGCATACATCATTCAAGAGTTACAATCTAAGATGGCTAAAATGGAAGAAGCATTATTACCACCAGTAGATTCAGAAGTAACTGATGAAGAAGAAGATTTACCTAAATTAGATGGAGCACCTATCGAAGAAGGTCTTAAATTCTCAGCTGAAATGAATAAGAGAAATTACGGAAAAGGAGTTAAAGATGCACAATCAAACTTCTTATCAAAATTATATAAATAAATTATTAACACATTAAAGAAAAAGAAATGAAAAAATTTCAAAATTTCGCTAATCCAACTATCACTGCAACAACTTACGCAGGTGAGGCAGCTTCTGGCTACATCGCGGCAGCATTGTTAAGTGCTACAACTTTGGATAACAAATATGTAACTATCATGCCAAACGTGAAGTACAAGTCTGTTATCCAAAAATTAGCAGTAGCTAACTTAGTAAATGACGCTAGTTGTGATTTCGTAGCAAACACAGGTTCAGTAACAATCTCTGAGCAAGTTTTAACTCCAAAAGAGTTACAAGTAAACATCCAATTATGTAAGCAAGAATTTGTTGCATCATGGGAAGCATTACAATTAGGATTCTCTGCATTCGATGAAATTCCAAAGAACTTCAACGATTACTTAGTATCTTATGTAGGTGGTGTAGTTGCACAAGCAACAGAAGAATCTATCTGGCAAGGTGTTAATTCATCTAACGGTCAGTTCGGTGGATTTGAAACTGCATTCTCTGCATCAGTTGCAGCGGGTGGAGCAACGGCAGTATTGCCAGCAAGAACAACAGGTGGTTCATCTGCTTTGATTTCTGGTTCGGTAACATCAGCAAACGTAGTATCTAAATTAGATTCAGTTTACCAAACTATCCCTAAGACAGTATTCGGTAAGCAAGATTTATTGATTTATGTTTCTACTAACGTAGCAAAAGCTTACCAATCAGCATTAGCAGGTGGTGGTGCATCAGGATTAGGAGCAAACGGATTCAACAACCAATTGAACGTTGGTGAGAAACCAATGAACTTCCAAGGAATTGAATTGGCAATGTGTCCAGGTTTATCTGATTCTAAAATCATCGCAGCACAAAAATCTAACTTATTCTTCGGTACAGGCCTTTTAAGTGATTATAACGAAGTTAAAGTATTAGACATGGCTAACATTGATGGTTCTCAGAATTACAGAATCATAATGAGATACACAGGTGGTACTCAATTCGGTGTAGGACAAGATATTGTATACTACGGAGCATACTAAAAAATAAATAGGGGTGGGATAAACTCACCCCTATATTTAACAACAATTAAACATTAAAAGACATGGCTTGTAATTTATCAGCTGGAAGAAACGAAGTATGTAAAGAATCAATAGGAGGTATCCAAGGGGTATATTTTATTAACTATACAACTGGCTCTTTCACAAAGAACGGAAGTGGTGAGGTAACTGCTTTACCTCCATCATCATCTCTTTACTATTATCAGTTAAAGGGAAATTCAAGTTATACTGAAACCGTAAACTCTTCAAGAGATAACGGTACAACTTTCTTCTCACAAGAATTAGTTCTTAACTTGAAGAAATTAACAAACGAAATGAGCACTCAATTAAAGTTGATGGCTTATGGTAGACCACAAATCTTAATTTGGACCAACAATGGTGATACATTATTAGTTGGAGAAAAATTAGGAGCTGATGTAACAGGTGGAACAATCCAAACTGGTGCAGCATTAGGTGATTTGTACGGATACTCTGTAACATTTACAGGTATGGAACAATTGCCAGCAGCATTCTTATCTGGTTCTTCTACATCTACTGCTTTTCCAACATCAGTATTAAATGGTGGAACTATCGTTTACGGAAGTAATAGTTAATTCAGTATAGTATAAAGATTATGAAACCCTACTCCCAACGGAGTGGGGTTTTTTATTTTAACTATTTTAACAAAATGGTATGTTATATCTAGATAAGAACAACATAAATACTAGCTAATGCTACCATATTATATATCTCAGAGCAATGCATATGCTATTAGAACCGATGTAACATCATCTAATACATTTACAATGAATATGCAGAATATGTATACCTTAGAGAACACTACTATGTCTTTGAGTGGTATCACATATAATGGATATGAAAGTTTATTACAATTTACTGGAAGTATTGCATCTGCAAGTGTTGCAACTGAATATAGATTAGAATTATTCAATTCAGGAACAACTGACCCAATATGGCATGGTTCATTACAATCATACAAATCTCAATCAGTAGATAAATCAGTATACGAAAACCAAATTCCACCTGTAATATCGCATGAAAGTGAAAACAGGTATATAATCATAGATTAACATATGAAACAACAACAGAACTTTGCAATAGTTAATGTAAACAATAACCAACTTCCTATTATACAGGAAGATACTAAAACTCGTTATACCTGGGTACCGTTTGGAGTTTATGGTCACGATGATTTCTTTGATGCAGTTACTACAACCTTTAATGTGAGTACAACTAATAGTGCTTGTATTGAGGGTATAGGTGATTTAATCTACGGTAAGGGATTGTATTCTAAGATAGAGGGGTTTGATACCATACTACAAAAGATAATCCCTCAGGAGGAGACGAAAAGGGTTGCATTCGATTTGAAATTGTATGGTAATGCTGCTTATCAGGTATATTGGAATGATGACCATACTAAGATAATTAAGATGTATCATGTACCTATTCAGAATTTAAGAGCTGAGAAATTAGGTTCACATACAAGAATACAAAACTATTACTATTGTACTGATTGGAATGACCAAAGAAAAATTAAAGATAAAAAGAAAATCCCTGCTTTTGAAACATCAAACCAAAAGATGGAAATTCTTTATATCAAAAACTATTGTCCAGGTTTATATTATTATTCTTTGCCTGATTGGGTTGCAGCAATGCAGTTTGCAATTAGTGAAGGAGAGATTTCAAACTTACATTTAAATAATATTACTAATGGTTTCTTACCGGCAGTAATGATTAACTTTAACAATGGTGTTCCTGCTCCTGAGGAAAGAGAAACTATTGAGGATTTAATTCAAGCAAAGTTTACAGGTACAGATAATGCAGGTAGATTTATGTTATCGTTTAACGATGACCCTTTAACTAAACCTACAATAGATGTAATTCAAACTGATAACCTACATGAGAAATATCATTATGTAGCAGATTATACTCAGGATAGAATCCTTGTTGCACATAGAGTTACATCACCTCTTTTGTTTGGTATAAGAACGGCTAACAACGGATTTAGCTCCCAATCAGAAGAGATGAAAACTGCATTCTCTATTATGCAAACTATGACAATATCTCCATTTCAAAACCTTATCTTAAATGCATTAGATTATGCTTTGACAGCAGGTGGATATGATAATATGGAATTATACTTTGAGCAATTAACACCATTGGTAATTTTATCACAACAAGCAGAAGAAACAGGTCAAACTGTTGAACAAGTTGAAGATGAAACTAATAAGGCAATGGAGAATCCTGCAACAATAGAAGACCCACAAGACCAAACAACAGAAGACCAATCAACAGAACCTAGATTTGTAAGACAATCACAGGCATTTTTTGAGAACGAATACGAAACTTATAAAGACTAATTATGGCATACGCATTATTCATAAACAGAAACGACATTATAAAGAACACTCCATTGCAAGGTGCAATAGATGCTGATTCTTTGTTACCATTCGTTAGAACTGCACAAGATAAGTATTTGAAGAACTTATTAGGAACTGTATTGTTTGATTTTCTACAAGCACAGATTATAGCAAATACTACTGACAATTTGTCAGTATATTATCAAGACCTTTTAGATGATTACATTAAGAATACTTTAATATGGTATTCGGCAGTTGAATATATACCATTCTCATCTGTTCAATTTAAATCTAATGGAGCAATTAAACAAAAAAGTGAGCAAGGGGAAGCACCTGTTAAATCAGAGGTAGATTATCTTTTGAATAAAGCATTAAACAATGCTGATTACTATGCTTTAAGATTACAAAACTATTTGATTGCATACTCTCAATTTATTCCTCAATATTTGGAATCTGTTGGAAATCAAACTCAAATCTATCCAGACCAAAGTAACCAATATTTTGGTGGAATTCAATTATAATAAATTATGGCTAATTTAATAAATAATGCTGGTGTAAATTATACTCTATACTATAATGTTCTAAGTTATTTTAGAACTATTATGAACAATCATCCATCTATAACATTAGTTACAATGGGTGATTTAGAAAGTTTGGATACATATGCATTTCCTCAATACCCAATTGGTAATATAAACATTCTAAATAGCACATTTGGACCGAGTATTACTGAATTTAGTGTGCAGGTAATAGTTGCTGATAAAATCAAAAATAAGAATAACGAATCCGATGCTAGAAATAACGAAGATGAAATTCCATTCTTTGGTTCAACAGATGTTGTTGATATTCATGCTAACACATTAGCAATTCTAAATGATTTAACTGCTTATACTCAAAGAGGTGTAGTTGGGTTTGAGGTAAATGGTGAAATAACTTGTACTCCATTCCAAGACCAATTCAATAATGGATTGGCAGGATGGATGGCAGAGTTCACACTTACTACCCATAACGATAAGAATCGTTGCCTTTTTTTTTTGATTAATCCGAATGATAATGGGTATGTAATTCAAGATTGTATTAGTGGTGGAACATATAGAGCTATATTAAGTTCAAGTGGTAGTATAGGGCAAGTGTTTGCTAGTAACTACGTTCCTGCTGCATCTCAGAACATCACTACTTCTTATGGTTATGATTGTTATACTATTGTTGATGTAATTGAAAATTCAGATGATTTTGATTTAGTAAACTTACCAATATTAGCATTACCTTATACTAATTTTGGAGATTGCCCAACTTGTTTAAAATGGATTGAACCTCAAATATGGGGAACTACATTTCAAAACTGGTCATCTGGTTCTAACGTAACATTCAAAACCTGGTCAACGGCTTAAAATTATAAAATAAAAATAAATGGGAAGTTTAAGTAATTTATATATTTCACAGAGTTATACCTCTTTAATTCATTTAGGTAACGATACAACAATTACTACGGCATCTGTTCAATTACAAGATGGTTTAGGTAATGGAATTGGTGTCTTTGTAAATTCATTGGGTAATGTATTCTTATCCGGTTCTCTTACATCATCATTAACAAATGGATATGTTTGGGTAGGAGATGCAAATAATAGAACTACATTAGTTGCTACATCTTCTTTTGGTGGTGGGTCATCTATCAACACAGGTTCATTTGTAACTACATCTTCATTTAATGCTTACACATCATCAACTAATAGTTCTATAACTCAGTTGAATGCAAGTTCTGCTTCACAACAAATTAGTATAAATGCATTAAATGGAGCAACATCATCTTATGCAACATCTGCTATTACTGCAAGTTCAGTTGTTGATATATTTAGTACACTTGTTGATAATCAATTTACTTATACAAAAGGAGATGGTTCACAACAAACTGTGACATTAAATTCAAGTGGTACTGTACCAGCAGGAACTGTTTCAGGTTCGGCACAGATAGTTGCATTAGGATTCTTACAAACATCCTCATTTAACTCATATACGGCATCTACTAATAGTTCTATTACACAATTGAATGCTTCATCTGCTTCACAACAGATTAGTATCAATGCATTAAACTCTTATACGGCATCTAACCAACCTATAAACACAGGTTCATTTGCAACTACTGGTAGTAATACCTTTGTAGGACCACAACGTATATCAGGTTCTAACGATAATCATATTTACATAAACAGACCAGGTGGAACTGATGTTTTGAGATTAGGTGTTTCTGATAATGGAAATACTTTTGATTTTAGAATGACAGGTTCTGTCAATCAAGATATATGGTTGATTGATAATCAAGGTGGAACATTTGGTAATGCTTTCTTTGGATTTATTCAAGCAGAGGGTAGAACTACAATCAATGCTCCATTTACTGGTTCACAAGGTGCACAAATAAATGGTGGTAATTTAGTAATACAAAGTGGTAGTAATGGATTAGTAGTTCATGGAAACAAACAATTTAACGTAGGAGCATTTAGTTCATTAGTAACTCAATCTGGTTCTGCAAACGTTTCTCAATCAATGAATTTTGAAACAACTGATATATCACAAGGTGTAACAATTGTATCTAATAGTAGAATAACATTAGCAAATAGTGGAACATACAATATCCAATTCTCTGCACAATTTGATAGAGTTACTGGTAGTGGAAATGACACAGTCCATGTTTGGTTAAAAAAGAATGGAGTTAATTACACTGCATCAGCAGGAGTATTAACAGTTAGTGGTGGAGCTAATCAAGCAAAAGCATTAGCAGCATGGAATTATGTAGTTGAATCAACTAGCAGTGATTATTGGGAATTGTGTTGGCAAACATCTGATACTAATATTAAATTGATTTCATTCCCTGCAAGTGGTAATATACCATTAGTACCATCAGTAATCTTAACAGTAACACAAGTAAGATAAATGCCTACTTTAAAAGATATAGCAAAACAGATTGGGGGTTTAGCAGTTGCCAAAGCCCCCATAAAAACTGGTAGATTAAAGAAAGCATTAGCAAGAGCAAATACTCCTGATAAAGTATTAAAGGAAGATAAGAATACAAAATCATTTGAATTTGAAATAGATTTTTCTCCACCAGGTGCTGAATACGGACAATGGTGGAATGACCCTACTGTATCTAAAACAGTTCGTAATGGTAAAACTAAAAACATACCACAGGCAATAAACTTTGCTGATAAAGCAATCAACTCTCCAATAGTAGATTCTCTTTTGATGGATTATATGGACGAGATTGGTATGCAGGTTGTAGAGCAAATACAAAAGGCAATTGACGATTTAGATTCCTAGCATTCAATACTTTTCCAAAAATATAGGTTATAATAATAAAAACATTCTAAATAATGTCTTTATCTATAACCCAAACACCTGCGTTAGTATCTTTGGCACAATCGCCAATTATATTTACACTTTCTGAATCGGATACAAACCTATTAACATCATCTTCATTTCAATATGTTGGTGAATTATACTATTGGACGGGTTCTGTATCAAATTCAGGTTCTTCTCAATATACAATTGTAAAATATCCTAATACATCTAATGTAGGTATTTTTGATTTAAATAGAATTATAAATTCAACTCTTACAGATTTAGCAATACAAAATACATCTAATGTAAAGTATTATGCAGTAGATTTTTATTGGCAATGGTTGAGTGGTTCTATATTCGTAACAGGTTCACATACCAAATCAGATGTTTATAAAGCATTAGATGGATATGGTATATTCCAAGAACCAATTGGACAAAACATAACATCTGCATCTGCTTACTGGCCTCTAATGACAGATGGTCCTGCAACTCAATCTGCATTCGTTAATAACTTTGGAAATGGAGGGGTATACGTTGGTTCTGCCGGTGGGACTCTTGCTCCTAATAAGATTGTATACAATTCTAATTTGGGTTCGGCAAACTACACTATTAGTGGTAGCACATCATCATCAGCACAAATAGCACAATACCCAATTGGAGCATCACAAAGTGGATTCCCTTTATCAACAGTTGGGTTAGAATGGTATTCAGTTCAAGCATATAATAATTCAACTGCTTTGGGATTACCTATTAAGTATAACATAGAATGTATACAGAAATATCCTAATGTAAGAATTAAATGGAAGAACAGATACGGACAGTTTGATTACTTTAACTTTTATATGGTTAATAAACAATCATTCAAAACTGAAAGAAAAACATATCAACCTCAGTTGGGTAGTTGGGAAAGTTCTACTTTATCTTATCAAAATTACGATTCAGGTATATTAAACTATATTGTAGATTCAAATCAAGCTATTTCTGTAAATTCATTTTGGATTTCAGAGGATTATAATGATAGGTTAAAACAATTATTGGTATCTGATGAGATATATTGGATATACGATGAGTCTTCTCAATTAGTAAGACCTTTAACTATTGCAACGCAAGATATAGTATTTAAAACAGGTGTAGTAGATAAACTAATTCAATACTCATTTGATTTCAATTACGGACAGAGTTATAAACTAATCATCTAATGGGAGTAATTTCGACACAAGGGTTTCAGTATAAGTTAATAGCAAACGGAGTACAATTAGACTTATTTAACGATGAAGATATTAGATTATCTAATAACGTAACAGGTCTATTTGATATAGGTGTATTACCATCTGATTTTACTCGTCAATTATCTTTGCCAGGAACAAAAGTAAACAATGCGTTCTTTGAACACGTTTATGATATTTCAATAGATACACCATTTCTATTTGCAACGAACATTAAAGTTCCAGCATACTTTGATTTTGGTGGTATTTATTTATCACAAGGATATTTACAATTAAATAAAGTATCTCTAACTGCTAATAAGTTTATAGATTCGTATGAGGTGACTGTATATGGTACTCTATCATCATTTGGTAGAGATATTAACAGATTATATTTAACAGATTTAACATCGTTAGCAAAATATAACCATACATCATCTTATGCAAATATTGCAGAAAGTTGGAATACCGGTAGTACGGGTTTGTTCAACAGAGATATTGTTTATCCACTTGCTGATTATGGACAAGGGTGGCAATTTACTCCAAATGAACTAAATACAGGTATAGATGATAATAATAATCAACAACAAGGTTTATCTGTAATGGATTTCAAACCTGCTATCAGAGTGAAAGCAGTTTGGGATGCTATATTCGAAACAACAGGATACACATACTCTTCATCGTTTATAAATTCGGGAGTATTGGATGATGTTTATATGTTCTGTAATAATGCATTGAAATATCCTGAGTATTCAGGTGTTGATATGGAAACATTAGGTGTAGCTAAAATTGCACCATTCTCAGGAAGTGGACAAACTGATTTACTGATACCATCTGGAACAATAACTAACTTACCTTGGTATAATGTTGAAAATGACCCATCAAATGTTGTTGGTGATAATTCATCATATACTATAACATTAGACCATAGTTCATCTTTGCAAGGTATTATAAATTTAAATATAAACCTATCAGGTTCATTAGGTGGTCCTGTTTTAGCTCTATATATGAGAGAAACTGGTTCATTAACAACTAAATCAAATTCACCTTTAAACGATTCAAGCACTTACTTTTATAATTTAACATTACAAGATTTTGCAGCAGGTAATACAGGTCAAAATCAAACTCTAACAGTTCAACAAACATTTGCAACAGATGTTGTAGCACCTGGAACATATTACTTTGGTTTAGAATGGGGAAATTGGTTCAATGCACCATATAATAATTTTAAGTTTAAGTTAGACCCAGCTGGACAACCTAAATCTTATTTAGAGATAAGAAGAGTTAGACAAGCAGCAGATGGTAGAATAATGGATATACCATCTAATTTACCTTATGGTACATCAGGAATTAAATTAGTTGATTTTATATCAGGTATACAAAAGAAATTCAATTTGGTAATTTATCCTGATAATACTAAACCAAACAATTTTATTATTGAAACATTCAATGATTGGTATCAGAAAGGAGATATAAAGGATTTCAACAGATATATCAATTTAGATAAACCTATTGATGTTATCCCTGCTAATAATTTTGCAGTAAATAGATTAAACTTTGGAGATACATTAGACCAGGATTACGTTTCACAACAATTTGCAAAAGGAGCAAATAGAGAGTTTGGTAAGATATATTACATAGATACAGAAAACTTTTTCTCACAAGGAACATTTGAGGTTAAAACAACATTTGCTTCTGAACCATTAGTATATGTGCAAGGAACAGGTTTATCAGGTTCAGTTGGTGGATTTAGTCCTGTTGTTACACAGTATCAAGTTGGATATTTGAAAGTAAGTTCTAAACCAGCAGGTGCTGATACTTGTTCATCTTTCTCAACTATTCCATTCTATACATCTAATGGAACAATTCAAACTAGTTTAATTGCTTATGTAGACCCTTATGGAAATACACCAATAACTGGATTTAGTAGTTTTGTAGATTTGTATGGGCAAGCTTGGGATATAAATTCTTCTACTGGTGAAATTGGATACCCTAGTGGATATTTCTGTTAAAATAAAATAATATGAGTCAAAAAATACCTTTATACATTCCAACTTTTATAAACTCTGCTACCTATGCGCCAGCAAGAGTTTTACCACGTATTTATTTTTATAATGGACAGATAGATTGTGAAACTTGGTATATTGCAGATGAAGATAATGATGCAAGAGCACAAACATCTTTCCCATATTTCGACCATTATAATGTGGTAACAGGTAGTTTCCCTACAACAGATTCTGATTCATTACTATTTAATAATGAAGCACCATCGTATGGTCAATTACCAAATGATTCATTGTACTCAACATATTGGGAAAAGTACATTTCATTTTTATATAATCCTAAAACAAGATTATTAAATTGTTCCGCTATTATACCATTAGCGGATTACTTTAAAATGGAACTTAATGATATTGTTAATTTTAGAGGAAACTATTGGCATTTAAGAGCAATAAATGATTACTCACTTAAAACAGGTGAGTGTGAATTACAATTATTAGGACCTGTGATTCCAGATGCATTAGATTCAATCAATCAATAATATTATACATTTAATCTGTTATACTAATATGATAAAAAACATTATAGATTTACTGAATACATCAGAACATTATAATACAACTGATAAGATAGATATGGCAAAGGGTAAGAAAGAAATTCCAAATGATTGGAAAGATGTTTGGGAGAAAATAAAAAGACATTCTAAAATAGAAAAGAAACCGTTTGGTTGGAGTGATGTATGGAATAAAATAAAGAATTCGAAATGGCTGATAAGAAAATAAAAGTAAAGGTAGATGTTGAAACTGATGTAGAACCATCAATTGCAAATCTTAAAGCTTTAAAAAGACAAATCAAAGATACTGCCGCAGGTTCTGAGGAATTCTTACGTCTACAACAACAAATAGATGATGTTCAGGATAGTTTAGCTACTGCAAGAAAAGGAGCAGGTAACTTTGTTGATGTATTGGGTGGTTTACCAGGTCCAATTGGTGCTATCGGTGGGCAAGCAAGTGGTTTGATTGCTACATTAAAACAATTTGGAGCATTAAAAATAAGTGATTTACAATCATCATTTGTTGAATTAGGTAAAGATTTAGGAGATGTAGCAAAAGGATTCTTTGATTTAACAGGTATTACGAAAGTATATACAATCCTTAATACTGCATTAGCACGTTCATTTGTTGCCGTTGGTGTAAGTGAAACTGCCGCAGCAGCAGGTGCAAAAGCATTTGCAGCTGCATTAACTGCCACAGGTATTGGTGCATTAGTTGTTGGTTTAGGTTTATTAATTGCCAATTGGGATAAAGTAGCTGATGCAATAACAGGTGCAACGGCAGAATCTAAAACATATGAAGAAGCACAAGTTGAAGTAACTAAATCACTTACTGATTTTAATAAGAAATTAATTGATGTTGAATCATCTTTTAAAGCAGCTAAGGAGGGTACAATTTCTAAGGAAGATGCTCTCAAAAAATACAATGATACATTAGGTGCAACCATTGGATATGCTGGTTCATTAGACCAAGCTGAAAAGTTGATGGCATCTAATACGCAAGTAGTAATTGAGGGAATAAAACTAAGAACACAGGCTAACGTATTTTATGCAAAATCAGCAGAAGCAGCTGCTAAGGCAATTAGTGGTGAAGGAGTTGACCCATCATTCTGGCAAACCGCAGGGAATTTCATCAAATCGGGTGGTAGTATGTTGTCATTGACACTCAACCAGGCTGAAACTATGGTTGGTAATTTCAAAGAACTTACCGAAACTGAAAAGAAGTTTTCAGCAGAGGGAGATAAACTTACCAAACTAGCAATTGAGAATGATAAGAAATTAAAGAAAGGTTTAGCAAAAGCACCTGATTTTAGTGCTACTAAAAAAGCAAGTGATGATGCATTAGCAGAAGTTAAGAAAGGGTTAGAAGAAGCTAGATTAACTCTTTTAGGTGAACAAGCAAAAGAGTTAGAATTAGTAAAATTAAAATATGATGCATTACTTGCCAAAGCTAAAAAGTTTGGTATGGATACTGCAATAATTGAGCAAGCTAGACAAAAAGAAAATGCTACAATTAGAGATAAGTATGCTAAACAACAATTAGAAAAAGATGAGAGAGCGGCAAAAGAATTATTAGATAAAAAGGAAAAAGCATTAAGTGAAGCTCAAAAGATAATAAGTGAAGCGACGGCATTAGAAGAAGCACAATTAAGTTTAAAATTAGCTAAGGGTGAGATAGATGAAACTGAGTATCAAAATAAATTATTTGATATTCGTAAAAATGCTGCTATTAAAAATGAAGCATTAGTTAATGATACTTTAAAGAAAGGTTTAGCTAAACCAATTGATTTTAGTGCTATTACAAAAGCATCTAATGATGCATTAGGAGAAATTAAGAAAGGATTAGAAGAATCTCGATTATCTCTTTTAGGTCAGCAATCAAAAGAGTTAGAAGCAGTAAAATTAAAGTACGATGAATTAGCTACAAAAGCTAAGAAATATGGTAAAGATACGAAAGTAATTGAAGAAAATAGAGAGAAAGAAATCTCTGCAATTAAAGATAAGTTTGCTAAGCAACAATTAGAAAAGGATGAAAAGGCAGCAAAATCAGCATTAGATTTAAGAGAAAAGACATTAACCGAAGCTCAACAATCACTAACCAAATCAGTAGCATTAGAAGAAGCACAATTGAATTTAAAAGTTTCAAAAGGTGAAATTACAGAATCTCAATATCAACAAAAGTTATCTGATATTCGTAAAAATGCTGCTATTGTAAATGAAGCATTAATTAATGATAGTTTAAATAAAGAACAACAAACTTTAAATACAAAAAGAGATACAGATTTAGTTAATTTACAAACTGCATTAAAAAATCAAACTATAACTCAACAAGATTTTGATGCTAAAAAATTAGAAATAGAAAAAACATATCAATCTAATTTAGATACAATAAATCAAGAAGCATTAAATAAGAATATAGAATTCTCTACGGCAGAGGTTGAAGTAGAAAAAACATATCAATCTAATTTAGATATATTAAGTAAAGAAGCATTAGCTAAGAATAAAGAATTCATTAACGCGGAGGTTGAATTAGAAAAATACAAAACCGAACAAAAGAAATTAAGTGCAGAAGAAGAGAGAAGTATTATTTTAACAACCTTACAGGCTAAATTTGAAGCATTGGAGAGAGAGAATGCTCTAATAGATGGTGATTTTCAAGCTGATTTAGAAAGAATACAACAACAAAAAGATATACTTGCAGAGCAAGAAGCAACGGATTTATCAAATACTGAACTTACAGAATTCCAAAAAACAGAAATTCGTAAGAAGTATGCTGATGCTAGAATTGCGTTAAGTGATAAAGAAGTTGCAGCAGAGAAATCTGCAATGGAAGCTAAACATGCAATCAATATGGCTTACTTAGGATTGTTTCAACAATTCGGTAATCTATTAGGACAGATAGCAGGTAAGAATAAAGGATTAGCAATTGCAGGTGTTGTAATATCACAAGCTGCTGCAATCGGACAGATTATAGCACAAACTGCTATTGCAAATGCCAAATCGGTAGCTGCATCTCCTTTAACGGCAGGTATGCCTTGGGTAGCAATTAATACTATCTCAGCAGGTTTATCTATTGCATCTACAATTGCAGGAGCAGTTAAATCTATACAACAGATAAATTCAGCTGATGCACAAAGTAGTTCAGGAGGTGGAGCAGCTATTGGTAGTTCAGCTTCTGCATTACCAACACCACCACAAGTACCAACGGTAGCATCTACACAAGCACCTCAAATACAAACACAAGGTGGAGCCAACCCTAATACACAATTAGCACAAACTCTAACAGGTGCAATGCAACCCGTACGAGCATATGTTGTATCACAAGACATAAGTAGTCAAGCTGCATTAGATAGAAGAACGAACAGAGCTGCTACATTTAATGCTGGATAATTAAATGTGTTTCCATATTTTACGATGGATAATTGATGATATATGACCGTGTTTTAGGTTGTACTTAGATGCCAAAGAAGATAATGCACCATATCCTTTTTTGGCATCTTCATAATCTTTTCTGATATTCAGTACATCAGTTTCGGTTAAAAATGCTTTTATATTACTTTCTCCTTTTGTAGATGGTCTTTTATTTAACATATTTTGCACAGATGCTTTACCACCTAGTGAAGCAGCTTTTGTAATTATTCTATAATCCTGTGAATCATTCCAACTATAACCATCTCTAATATTCCATTCTTTTTCTAATTCAGAAGCAATATCAATATCAGATTGTTCAACTATTTCACATACATCATCTAATGTATATCCTTGTCTTTTTAATCTATTGGGTAATTCTTTTGAACATCCCCATTTAATTCCTTTAATATGGTATAGGTAATACATACTTTTTAAGTTTTATCTGTTATAATTAAAGATACAAAAAATAATTCAAAAAAACAAGCTATGAAGCTATATGAATTAACAGTAGAGGATGAGAATGTTGATGAGGTATTTGCAATATCTCTTGTGGAAAATGAAGCAATAGAATCTCCATTTATCTACTTTGATAAAGAAGAAATAAAGTTTACTGCTATAAACGATGAGCAAAGAATTGTTTTAGGACCTATCCTTATTCCTGATAAAAAGATATTGAGAGTAGATGCTTTTAATGAGCCATACGAAGTTTATTTTAGTAAAAAAAGTGTAGCTCAATTAGCTCAAAACTACCTTATGAAAAAATATCAAGGGGAAGCTACATTAGAACATGATAAAAAAATCAAAGATGTTGTATTAGTAGAGAGTTGGATTAAAGAATCTAAACTTAATGATAAATCAAACATATATGGTTTGAATTTACCAGTTGGGACGTGGGTAGGTATGATGAAGATAAACAACGATGATATTTGGAACAACTATGTTAAAACTGGTAAGGTAAAAGGATTTTCAGTAGAAGCAGTTTTAGAACATCGGTTGGTTAAAGCATCAAAAGAATTGGTAATTATGGAAAAAGAAATTACCGAATTATCAGAAGAAGAAGCAGAAATAGTACTATCTAAGATGGTAGCTATCATTAAGAAAGATAAGAGATTTGGAAAAGGAGAAAGAATTGAAATGGAATCTTATTCTGATTATGGTAGTGGTATTTCTAATAATGCTCAGAAAGGAATTGACTTAAATGAAAAGAATAATAATAAATGTGCTACACCAGTAGGTAAAATTAGAGCACAACAGTTAGCAAAAGGAGAACCAATTTCAGTTGAAACTATCAAAAGAATGTATTCTTATCTAAGTAGAGCAGAAACATACTATGACGAAACTGATATGAATGCTTGCGGAACTATATCTTATTTATTATGGGGTGGAAAAGCAGCATTGAGTTGGAGTAGAAATAAACTAAGAGAGTTAGGTTTATTAGAAGAAGCAGAAGCAAATCCATCAATACCAGGTTCTTCATATGGTGGAGAAACTGCAAAAACTAAAAAGAAAGAGAAGTATGTAGCTCCTGCATTATTTGCAGAGGTTTGTCCTCCTGCTACACAAGATATACCAACAAACTTAAAGAACCGTCAGAAAGCAATTTATAGTGCAGATTACGGACCTTTAAATCCAAATGAACCAAATGAGGATTATTGGAATAAGAAAGCTAAAACATTCGGTGGTAGTGTTGAAGAAGCAAAGAAAGCTCTATGTGGAAACTGCGCATTCTTTTTACAAACAAAACCAATTTTAGATTGTATAGCAAAAGGAATAGGTGGTGATGTAAAAGATGAATGGGCAACAATTGAAGCAGGTGATTTAGGATATTGTGAAGCATTTGATTTTAAATGTGCAGCTAAAAGAACATGCTCAGCATGGGTTGTAGGAGGACCAATAACAGAATAATGAATAATACATCTGTATATAATAAGTTAGTAAACTTTGCTTTAAGTGAGATTTCATTTAAAACATTTGAACTAATGTTAAAAGAATCTACTGCAAGTAATCCTATCAGAATAGGTTGGACTACCGAAGAGGGTAATAATAGATACTACTTTGCATATTGGGATTCAGCAGCATATGTTGGTGGTTCAGCAGGTGGTTCTGATACAAAAGCAGCACAAGGTATGGTAAACTTACAATGTTTAGATTTAGCAGATGGAACTTGGAGAACGATAGATTATAATACAGTTACTAAATGTAGATTCAACGGACAAACATTTAGAGTAAATTAGAAACAATTAAAAAACAAAAATATGAGCAAAATTTTTAATGAAAAGGGATACGTTGAGAACGGTCAATTTTCTGGTGGTGAATCAATAACACCAACAACAGGTAGTGCATTTAGTAATTCTACATCAGTATATGGTGGATTATATGTTGGTTTAACAGGAAATCTAACTGCTAAAACAATTGATGGTTCAGTATTAACTTTTGTATCTGCTTCCGGATTTATTCCAGGAATATTTACAGCTGTATCTGCATCTTCAACCGCAGGAAGTATCATAGGATTAAGATAAATTCAAACACAATGTTGTATTTAAGAAACACTAATCAGGCTCAAACATTAGATAAAGGTGTTGGAAGAGGAACTTTACCAAACATTACTGCAAGTGTAACTAGCAGTTGTGTAAACTATGAAGGTACTGGCTTTATTAGTATGTCAGGTATCACAGGTGGTAGAGGACCTGAATACAATTATAGTTTATATGATGTAAGTGTATCTGCATTTGTTACACAATCAACTGCAATTTCATCTGCACTTATTAGTGATTTAGATAATTCTACTTATTTACTAAATATAAGTAATTTAGGTATATTTGCATATACTCAAAGTGTATTAGTAAATTGCCCTAATCCACCTGATTTAAGTGTGCAATATTTAGTAGTTGCAGGTGGTAGTGGTGGAACAGGTGGAGCAGGTGGTAACGGTGGGGGAGTTGTATCAGGTTCGTTATCTATACCTTGGAAAACAACATTAACAAATACTGTTGGTAATGCTGGAACTACTGATGGACTTAATATAGTATTACAAGCAGGTTCTTCTTCAATATCATCTTCTACATTAGGATTATTTGGAGCAGGTGGTGCAACACTAGGTAAATCAGGTGGTCCTCAATACTTTGACCAAGGTTTATCTGGTCCAGGCTTATCACAAGGTGGTGGTGCTGGTTCATCTAAAAATGGTAATAACGGTCTATTAAACCAAAATGGTGATGGAGGAACTGGTTCAATTTGGTTAGATGGAGTTTACTACGCAGGTGGAGGTGGAGGAACAGGTGGTTATCCTGGTCCTGTAAATCCAGGTAGTGCAGGACTAGGTGGTGGTGGTTATGCTACTGGCAGCACTGCAAATGGTGTAAATGGTTTAGGTGGTGGTGCTTCCGGAGCAGGAACATCAGGTGGTAGTGGTGTTGTAATCATTAGATACTCAACAGGTTCAGTTAAACCAGGATATGGTGGAGTTGTAACTCAAAGTGGTGGATATTACTATCATACATTTACAGGAAGTGCAGATTTTAGATACGCAAAACAATAAAATATTATGCCAATAGATTTGCCAAAAGCAGGAGAAACAGAAGATGATTATATATCTTACTGTATAGGAGAAGAAATAAAGAATGGTATGGAACAAGACCAAGCAGCAGCAGTATGTTACTCATATTGGAGAAAAGAT